TGGAATTAACTATCACATGGGAATATGATAACTGGCGTGCACTTGATATTGATAAAGGATTTAAGTCAGCTGGCACTGAAGATAAATGGACTCACCCTGGTGAGAGAACATCTGGTCAAGTACCACCAATGTCAGGTGAAGAAACATACAATGGTCCAGGAGCCAGAGATTCTGGTACTCAAGGTTCAGGACCAAGAAATGAAGAGGTTGGAGTTGAAGTGCCTCGACCAGGACCAAGAACATCTGGACAAGGTGCACCATTTAGTGGAGGATATACTCCTTCAAGACCGGGTTCTAGAACGTCTGGAGTCGCAGCGCAAGAAGCTTATCAAAGTAATAAACGTGGTAACATGGCGGATTATAGTGCGGCATTAGCTGAAGCTGCGAGGAAAGCAAGAGAAAAATAATTTAATAATAATGGAGTAATATTGATATGTTGCCAAAACTAGCAACCCCAAAGTATGATATGATTGTGCCCTCAACAGGCAAACCTATAACATATAGACCATACGTGGTCAGAGAAGAGAAGATATTGTTAATAGCAATGGAATCTCAAGATGAGAATCAAATTGAGAATGCTGTTCTTGATATTATCAAAGAGTGTGTAGAATCACCTGTTGATGTAAATAAATTAACAACATTTGATGTAGAATTTATATTTATAACCTTACGAAGTAAATCAGTAGGTGAAGGTATTAAACTAGGTCCAGCTTGTACACATTGTAAAGAACCTAATGAAGTAAAGGTTAATCTAGATGAAGTTTCAGTAGCTAACCTTGGTAAAGACGTTGATACACATATTAAATTGACAGATGATATATCTCTTGATTTGAAATGGGCTACTATGAAAAATAGAGCTCAAGATTTGAAAGGGGATAATGAGACTGAAACAATTATTAATTTAATTGCATCTTCTATTGAAACAATTTATAGTGGAGAAGAAATTCATAGTGTGGCTGATTCTCCAAAGAATGAAGTACAAGATTTTGTTGAAAGCTTGAGCTCAGATCAATTTGAATCGATTGTGAATGTATTAGCTAAAGCACCGTATTTAAGTTATAACGTTAATTATAATTGTAAGAAATGTAAGGAAGAGAACACTATAGAGTTAAAAGGATTAATTGATTTTTTTCAATAGCCCTTTCTCACAGTAGTGTAGTAGGTTATTATAAACTAAATTTTACGTTGATACATGAACATAATTTTAGTTTACAAGAACTTGATGATATGATGCCGTGGGAAAGGGAAATCTATGTTTCTCTTTTAAAACAGCACATTAAGGAATTAAACGAACGAAGGAAGAAACGCTAATGGCTAAAGACGATAACAAACAAGGCAATAACTTATTAGGCAGTATAGTAAGTGAATTAAAACAGCTTAATCGTGCAAATGTCAAAGACAAACTTAGAGATGCCGAAGCCCTGAAACGTGCCGAGAGTTTAGCAGCTTCTCAAGTAATGCAAGCTCAAGAGTCTGGTGCAATAGTCACTGATGCACAAGACTTCCAACGTAGGTTCTTAGCTGGTCAATCCAGAACAGAATTTAATTCTGCAATCAAAGATCGACCTGCTAAATTAGGACAGCAACTCCGACTTATTGACTTTGCAAGTCAATCCTTAATTACACTCTTAAAAATTAATAAAACATTGTCAGACTCCTTTAAGATTGACATGGAAGATCCTGTACGCAATGAAGAATTTATTGGTCCTCCTCGACCGGAAATTCCAATTGCAACAGCAGAGAGTTCTGCTGCTGAGGTTCCTGGGACACCTGATGTTGATGGATCTTTACCTTTAATAAAAGTTAATAGTGATGCATTAGTTCAAATTAGTTCTAAAATTAAAAATGTTAATCATCAAATATTAGATTTCTTAAAAACAGATAAGCTTGATAGGTTACAACAGTTTAATACTACTCAACGCCAAGCTGAAGAAGCACGTAGAGAAGCTATCAAGAACAGTGGTGCTATGGGTGGTTTTGGTGGGGCTGGTTCAGGTACAGGTAGTGCAGATGGCGAAGATGAAGGTGGCGGTGGTGTATTTAATTTTCTAAAAGATAATGCTGGAAAATTAATAGCAGGTGGTGCCGCAGGTATTTGGGGAACTAAGAAGCTATTAAAACATTTTGGATTTGGAACTAAACGAGGTTTCGCTAAAACATTTAAATACAGACTGGCAATTTATGGAAGAAAGCTTTTTGGTAAGAAAAAAGGAGCTGGTAATCCAAGGATGTGGCCGTATCTTTTAGCTGGATCTTTCCTTGCAGCTTTCTTAACTCAGTCAGAAGAGACATTAAATGAATTTGATCCTATAGGAGATAACTTTGCTGATGTTGAAGGAACTGCAGATGATGGATTTTCTATGGGTGACGCTGGCAGCCTTGCAATTGATACAGCAGTGTATGCCTCCGCAGCTAGCATGTTGAAAAAACCACTAAATTTTGTAACTCGGGGGTGGTCTAGTAAGATGGGCACTTGGTTGGTACAAGGATTTAAACATTTGGCAAAAGGAATAGGAGGAAGATTAGGATTCTTTTTACTAAGAGCTCTTGGTACAGCGGCAATGGGAGTAGCTGGAGTAGGTGCATTCTTGACCGCACCAGTATGGGCTGGAATCATTGCGGCTGGTATCGTTGCTTATAAATGGGAAGAAATAACTAATTTTATGTCAGATGCTTTTGGCGCAGCAACGGAAGTTGAAATGGAAGCTGCTGAAATGGTCGGTGGTGATTTTGAAATAGGTCTTGATGCAGAACAAAACAATCTAGATGCTTTGTCTGATGATTCGGCTGCAATGAAAAAAATAGCAGCTGAAGAAAGAGCGGCAGAAGTTTTGAAAGAAAACTGGTTGAAAAAGGAATCAATGAAGAAAAAGTTAAGCTTAAAGAAATTCAAGAAAAAAGCAAATCAGGGCAGACACACACGTACCTTAGCAGACATTGAAGCTTTATCTCTTTATAACAGTGACTTAAATGATGCAAGTATTGCTGCAGAAATTGCTGAGATGGCTGACTCAGATAGCTCGACATTAGGTGGGGGAACAGGGACGTCAAGTGGTAGCGGGGTTGTAGTTAAAGAGGGTGATACAACTATTATTAATAATGAAACAATATTTATTATTCCACCTAAAGACAATACCCATAAACGAATGCATCTAAAAGATAGATAATAAAAAACCCCCGATTAAGGGGGTTCTCAGATTTAACTCTTAAGCTTCAGCTGCTAACTTAGCAAAATAACTCATAGTGTCATCATTGTCCGAATCAGCTCTTGCTACTGGATCTGCTGCTGTTGCAACAGGATCTGCATTATGAAAAGCTTCCTCACTACGATTATCTTGATCAACAGAAATGTCTTGATCGATGTGATCAATATCTGCACGATTAGTAATCTCTTCACCTAACACACGTGTCAACTTAAGATTAAGTTCACTATATGATTTGAATGAAGTAGGATCAGTAAACTCACTAAGAGCATACTGCTGGTTGTAGATAGCTTCTAGCGCTGCATCATCTGCATTAAGAGCTTCAGCCTTACCAAACTCAGAACGATCATAGTTACGGAATCCCGCTACTTGAGCAATCTTCATCTTGAAGTTACAACCTTTCCACATATCAAATGGATTAACAGGTGATTCATCTTCATACTTCGGTTGCATAGAGTCCATAAGTTTCTCAAAGATCTTAGCACCGTAAGTATATAAGAATACTTTACCGTTATTTTCTGGATTATCAGGATCCGAAACTACATAGATATTTGACACATAGTGAAGCCTACGCTTACGTCTACGAGCCATATCTTTATCAGCTTCAATACCAGTATTCCATAGTTTTGAATTCATTTCAGATACAGGATCGTCCTTCTGAATTGTAGTAAGTGATTTCTCAACATACCACTGACCAGTTGGTCCTTGGAAGAAGTGATCCCAATACTTTGCCCAAGGTAAGTCATCACCTTCGACTGTAGGTAAGAATCTAATAACAGCATAACCGTTACCAGCTTTATCTACACTTGGTTTCCACATACGGTCATCACCGAATGATTTCTTTTCTTTAGTGCTTCCGCCAGCACCTACTAATGCACTCATGTCATTAGCTTTATTTTTTAAGTCTGCAAAACTCATGGTCTATCTCCTTTAAAAGTTTATATTATTTTGTATCAGTATATATTATATCATAGTTATGATAAAAGTACATACCTTATTTAAAAATATCTACAATTATCTTTTTCATCTTCACGTCATCGAACCTTAAAAATGATTGATACTTAGATATCTTTTTGTATAAGTCGGGCCACAAGATGGTCTCTGTGATCTGCTTATTCGCTCTATCAATAAATCCTGTTAGCTTATTGATTATACACAATGTCTCAAGAGACACTGCTCCTTCAAGATGAAGCTGGATAATTCTTGGATATGTATCTTCTATCTCCAAGAGAGTATCAAACTTTACATCTGAAATTTCTTCTAACTCATTCCTAAATACATAAGACAAACTATCTATCTTCTTTAAGAATGCTGTATACGTATCCTCGTCACGTACCATATCACTACTATACTTATTACCTGCCACTTGATGTGCAGCAAAGTATAATGCAATGTCGTCCCGTGTCTTAAACCGTTTACCTATCTTTGTTAATTGAAACTTATCAGGTCTTCCCCAATAAGTCTTCTCAGTTACATTTGTTTTAAAATTATACTTAAAACAATCGTAAGTTCCATTGAAATGCAGGTTAACTGCGTTGTGAACTGTAAATGCTTCATATCCTGTCATTCTCATATAGGCAACACATAGGTTGGGTTCCCCCCTTGTAATAAGTTAAGTTCTTTTGCTTCGAACTCAATATGCTCTATAATCTCCTTAGAGATAAGTTTCTTACTGTCCCTAATGTCGATCTCGTTGTCCTCACACACTGTTATAACCGCATCAATGTAAGGGCAGTCTTTATGTGTTCGCACATATGTTTCAATGAGATTGGAAAACGTTTTCTTATTAATGTCTTCAGTCATTTCTGTATCCCATCTTTATCATACGCAGGAGATAGAGTCTTCCAATACATGGTCTTCTCTTCATTCTCACCATAGAAGTCTAATGACCATACACCTTCTCGTAGGTATGTCTCACAATGGTTCTTATAGATCCTTGCTGACTCATACTTGGCTTGAGCACCTCTCTCACCACGATGAATTGCTTGACGCAATGCAGATAGTTTCTCTTTAGTAGACTTAATATATAGCTTCACATTCACCATGGATAGACCATGATCTTCGTCTAATGCTAATACATTAGCTGCAATGTTCTTATAGGTTGTGGGCTTCTTCGCCGCTCTAGCCTTCGCTAAGTTAGCCGCAGCAGCTGCACGTTGCTCTTCACTCATCTTACGTCTTGCCATAATATATTCCTATTTTTTTAATTGATACATCTATTATAACATAGTATCCACCAAAGTACATACTAACCTTTATAAATTTTTTGTATATGTGTTTCGAATGCTTCTACCTTGTCAACTCTATTCGGCCATTTAATATATTCCCTTTCAGGATTAGCCTTAAGATTATTGAGTAGAGGTGTAATAGCATTATATAATGTATCTAGTTTGTCTTGTGCAGACGTACTAGTTGCTGTTGCTGATGCTAGTTCCTTCGAGACATCTAAATCTGCCTCGTCAACCAGCGTAAAGCCGAAATCGAAATCTGTTGCCATGTTACCCTTCCGTTAAAAGTTTTATACCCTT